GGAGGCCCACCTTGTTTAAATAAATTAGCTTCAATTGGTTTTGGTGAAGGTTCCAGGAATAATGCTCTGTTTAATATTGCGGTTTATTATAAACAATCAAGACCAGATACTTGGGAAGATGATATTGTAAAAGCAAATATGGAATACATGGATCCTGCTTTAAGTAATAGTGAGGTTCAACAATTAATTAAATCAGTTAATAGAAAAGGTTATGACAAATATAGATGTAAAGATGCACCTATTAATTCTGTATGTCAATCTGGATTATGTAGAACAAAAAGATATGGTGTAGGTTTTGGTGAAGAGGAAATGCCAGTACTTGGAAGTTTAACTAAATATGCATCAACACCACCACAATGGTTTTTAGATGTAGATAAAACTAGAATAGAATTAAAATCAGAACAACTTTATAATCCAGGTATGTTTGCATTGGCATGTTTAGATCAAGCAAATTTAGTAGTACCAGTTCCAAAACCAAAAGATTGGAAACAACATTTTTTAAAACCAATGATGACTAATTTACAAGAAGTAGAACCATTGGAGTCTTTAAATCCTATAAATGAATTAACTGGATTACTACAGGATTGGACAACTAATAGACAATCAGCAAGAACATTAGATGATATATTTAATAAACTTCCATACACAGATGACAAAAGAGAATTTACTTATTTTAGAATGGAAGACTTTTTTAATTTTTGCAAAAGAAATCATTGGGAAAAAGATAAAACTCAAACTGGAAATCTATTAAAACAACTTGATGTATTTATAGAAGAAACAAGAATGACAATTAAAAAACAACAACCTAGATTAATTAAAATTAGAACTATGAAAAAGATAGAGGCAAGTACTACTCAAACTAAATATCAAGAAGATCATTTTTAAATTATGAAAACAATTATTTTAGGTCCTCCAGGTACAGGTAAAACAACTACATTATTAAATTTAGTTGATGAGTTTATACAGGATGGAGTTAGACCAAAACAAATAGGTTATTTTTCTTTTACTAAAAAAGCAGCAAGAGAAGCTGCAACAAGAGCTGCTGAAAAATTTAATTTAGATATAGAAAATGATTTAGCTAACTTTAGAACATTACATTCTTTAGCATTTAGAAGTTTAGGAATGAGTAAAGAAAGAATGATGAAACCAGAGGACTATAAAGAGTTTGGAGAAAAATGTGGAATACCTATTAAGACTGCAAGATTTTCTAAAGAAGATGGTACATTTAATTCTGATAATGAATATTTAACTATTATAAATACAGCAACAGTTAAAAGAATGGATCTATTAGAATATTATGATCAAAGACAAAATACATTAGATGTAGAAAGAAATACATTATTTTTATTATCAGAAGAATTAAAAAGATTTAAAGAAGAAAAGAAACTAAAAGACTTTAATGATTTAATTGAAGACTTTATTAAACAAGGCATGACAGGTTCTTTCGAAGCTTTGTTTATAGATGAAGCTCAAGATTTATCTTTACTACAATGGGAAATGGTTAGAGCTATTTGGGCCAATGCAAAAAAAACTTATATTGCAGGCGATGATGACCAAGCAATATTTAAATGGGCCGGAGCAGATGTAGATCATTTCATAGCATTGAAAACAGAAGTAGATGATATTAGAACTTTAGATCAATCTTATAGAATACCTGGTGGCCCTATACATGAACTGTCACAAAAGATAATTAGTAAAGTACAAAATAGATTTGATAAAAATTATAAACCTAGACAAGAGATAGGTATATTAAAAAGATATTCTGATATTACTCAAGTGGATATGTCTGAAGGTAATTGGCTGGTGTTATCATCGGCCAATTATTTTTTAGAAGATGCAAAAGATTTATGTGAATTGCAAGGTTGGTACTATCAATATAAAGGAACCAATTCTATTCCATTAAAATTATTATTGGCTTTAAATAATTGGGAAGCTTGGCGTAAAGGTGGTTTATTAAATCATTTAGAAATAAAAAACATATATGAATATTTAGGATCAAATGTATTAGATGGTTTTAGAAAAGGTAAAACATTACATTCAGAAATAAAATATAGTTTAGAAGAATGTAAAGAAAAATACGGATTAATAACTGATAAAGTTTGGTACGAATCTTTTGAGGGTTTAGATACTCTAACAGAAAACTACATTCGTAATATGAGAGCGAATGGAGAAATGATAAATAGAAACCCTAGGATAATAATGTCAACAATACATGGAGCAAAAGGAGGAGAAGCTGATAAAGTTTTATTAATGCAAGACTTAACTAATGCCGCACTAGAAACATTTAGTCATGATCCAGATGAATTACATAGACTATTTTATACCGGTGCAACAAGAGCTAAAAAAGAATTGCATGTACTGGATCCTAAAAACTTTGATAGAGCTTATATTATATGAAATGTTTTTATTGTAATGCAGAAGTCATTTGGCAAAATGATTATGATGCTGAAGATGTAACACCAGAATCAGAATATACAATTATATCTATGTATGATTGTAAAGAATGTAATACTTGGTACGAAGTTTATTCACACAAAAAGGAAGATAATGAGTAAAGAAAAAGGAAGACAATGGGATGGTCATAGTAGACCACCGACTGATCTATATAAAAAAAACTTTGACGAAATCTTTGGTAAAAAAGAAGAGGACGAAAAAGAAAACAAAGAAGAGGAGAAAAAAAATGACGAATAAAGATATGTTTCATGAAGCATTTCCACAAGACAAGCAGATAGGCGGGAATCACTACAAAGACTTTCATATTCAACCTTATGAATTTATTTCTAAAAATGACTTGAGTTTTTTTCAAGGAAACGTTATTAAATATGTTTGTCGTTATATGAATAAAAACGGCATTCAAGATTTAGAAAAGGTGATTCATTATTGCGAATTAGAAATAAAGAAATTGAAAGATATGGATGTCCAAAGAAAACGAAATAAGTAAAAATTGGAGTTTATATTATAGAGAAATGTATGAACCTAGGATTAAAAGGTTAACTGAAAAATATAGAGAAGTTTATGATGAAAACCAAAAGATGAAAAAAAGATTAGAAGAGTATGAAAGAAGTAGAAGAATGGTAACTTACTATAATAAAAAGGAAGACTGATGAGAAGTACACAAATACCTTTATTTACACCCGAAACAGAATGGGTTATGCCCGAAGAATTAAAAGATCTTCGTGGTTATAGAGAAATAGCAATAGATTTAGAGACAAATGATCCGCATTTAACTACGCTCGGATCGGGGAACGTGACTGGTAGAGGCCACATTGCTGGCGTTGCGGTGGCCGTAGAAGGCTGGTCAGGCTATTTTCCGATACACCATGAGTCTGGTGGTAATATGGATAGAAAATTGGTTCTAGGATGGCTACAAGATATACTTAATCAAACTGAAACTACCTTTATATTTCACAATGCAATGTATGATGTTTGTTGGTTAAGATCAGCGGGATTAAAAATCAAAGGTAAAATAGTAGATACCATGATTGCAGCATCATTAATTGATGAGAATAGATTATCATATAGATTAGATATATTAGCAAAACACTATGTAGGTTTAGGTAAAGATGAAAATATTTTAAATGCAGCGGCTAAAGAATATGGTTTGGATCCTAAAAAAGATATGTGGAGATTACCCGCGCTTTTTGTTGGACAGTACGCGGAACGTGATGCGGAAGCAACATTGAAACTTTGGCAAAGATTAGTTGTAGAACTACACAAACAAGAATTAATGGATGTATTTAATCTTGAGACAAAATTATTTCCATGTTTAGTTGATATGAGATTTAAAGGTGTAAGAGTTGATTTAGAAAAAGCAGATAAAATTAAAAAAAATTTAATGCAAAGAGAAAGTAAAATCATAAATGAAATCAAAGACTTAACAGGAATTGATGTAGAAATTCATGCAGCACGTTCTATAGCAAAAGCTTTTGATAAATTAAAATTACCATATGATAGAACAGAAAAAAGTAATGAACCTAGTTTTACAAAAAACTTTTTACAAAATCATCCACATAAACTTCCGAAACTAATTGCAGATGCAAGAGAAATTAATAAAGCACATACAACTTTTATTGATTCTATAACTAAACATGCACACAATGGTAGAATCCATGCAGATATAAATCAAATAAGATCAGATGCCGGTGGAACGGTGACGGGTAGATTTTCTATGTCTAATCCAAACTTACAACAAATTCCTGCAAGACATCCAGAACTTGGGCCAATGATAAGATCTATATTTATTCCTGAAGAAAAATGTAAATGGGGAACTTTTGATTATTCACAACAAGAACCTAGAATTTTAGTACACTATGCTAAACTACAAAATTTATCAGGAGTAGATGAAATTGTAGATGCTTACAATCAAGGTGATGCAGACTTCCACCAGGTAGTTGCAGATATGGCAGGCATTGAAAGAAAACAAGCCAAAACAATTAACCTTGGTTTGATGTATGGTATGGGTAAAAATAAATTGATGGCAGAGTTAGGATTGATGAAAGATTCTGCAGAAAAACTAATTAAACAGTATCATTCTAAAGCACCTTTTGTAAAACAATTAATGGATAATGTATCTCGTAAAGCAAATGATAGAGGTAAGATTAGAACGTTAGGTGGTCGAGCATGTCATTTTGATTTATGGCAACCAGTACAGTTTGGTGTATTTAAACCATTACCATTAGAACAAGCTAGAAAAGAATATGATGAACCATTAAAACGTGCGTTTACTTATAAAGCTTTAAATAAATTAATACAAGGATCCGCAGCAGATATGACTAAAAAATCCATGGTAGCTCTGTATGAAAATGGTATAATACCTCATATTCAGATACATGATGAAGTAGATATATCTATTGAATCAGTAAAAAAATCTGAAGAGATAATTGAGATTATGGAAAATGCTGTTAAACTAGAAGTCCCTAATAAAGTTGATTATGAACAAGGAGACAATTGGGGTGAAATAAAATAATGGCATATCTGAATGCAGATATACCACCAATATATTGCAAAGTAAGGAAGGAGTATCTTTATGACTTTAAAAAACATCACGGAGAAAGTGAAGAGTGTGTTGTCTTTGGGCTTACCTCTATGGCGGGAGCTGCAACGTTATTTCATGTTATGTTACCAAACGGCGCCGTCTTTTTTAGATTGCCTATCAGCGCGTTTTTCGAAAAATCGTATGACAGATCCGAAGTGCCCGATATGTCGGTTGACCAGTTACAATTGTGGAATAGTTTTAGTTATTATCCTAGTGTTCATAGCTTTGGTTATTTAACTTCGCAACGTGGAAAGTATTTTGGAAAAGATAAAAAATTTTATTATGGAGAATATTTATTTACAATTGATTGGGCCCATCCAGAAAGTAATATCCTGGATACAGAACATAGTGAAATCCCTGATCAACATAAGTGTGGCCACGTACTGGCTCTTGATAACGGCAATTTTGCAATTCAGCCTAATAATCGCATTCTTTGGAATATTAGTAATTTCACTTTTAAGTCCGATATACCTGACTATAATGTTCAAACTACAGAGTGGAATGTTGAAAATAAAAACTGGATTACAGAAGATTCAGACAAAATGTTTTATAAAATCAACGAAAAAGAATAGCCTTAACGTATTGATTATGGGAACCATAATTGATAAAATATACAGTCTCATCGAAGAATACTCCAGCAGATTGAATGTCTGGTCATGGCAAAAGAGATGGGGAAACCGTCAAACAGGGACTGGATATGGAAAAAAAAGAAAAATGTAAAAAATGTGGTTGCGTCTGCCACTGTAATCAAGACGAGCATTACACACAACTAATGGACTTATGCGAATGTAATAAATGTGAGCATGAGATATTAAGTGATGAAGGAGATTGTTTATCATGTCAGTAATGGAGTACGCCAGGATGGACTATAGATTTACAGCTATATTAATAATTTTAATGTGCTTATTAGCATTTTTTGGAGGGCCAAATATTAGATGAAAGTAAATGAGAATACAAACATTGGTTTACCATTAAGAAACTTAATTGGTCTAATTGGGGCCATAGTTATAGGAGCGTGGTTTGCCTTTGGTGTAATTGAAAGATTAAACCAATTAGAGACTAAAAATCAATTGTTTGAAAAAGATTTACTAGAAGCATCAGTTCAAAAGCCAATCGACCAGGAGC